CGTCACGAAAATTGTAATAAGGAGTTGGGGAAATGTAAGGAATTTCCATAACAACTTCCGTATCTTCAGCCAAGTCTAGCTCGACTCTAGGAAGTTGTGTGGCTGCGATCAAGGATCTGACACGCATGCCAGGCCAGGAATTAGCAACATTCCCTTGTGGAATAAAAACCATGAGCAACCTCCCAGCCTGAAACTTATTTCCATTAACCTGGAGTCTCAGAACCGTAGTTGCTTTAAAACCCAAAAACCCATATATCTTCTGACTGTAAACTGTACTCGCAAACGCATCGGCAGGGAGCGACTGATTCATCAGTGTCGCTCCACCAAGTTGCGAAGCCCAGTTAACAACAGAGAGCTTAATAGGTTTTGCCAAGAAATCGTAGACGCTCGATTGATCGTATCCGACATTCATGGCACTAAGAAGTCCCGCTGGGATAGTTTCCGCCGAATGGCGGGTAACAGTCTTAACGGAAGCTTCATTGAGAATCTGGGTTGTGCCCGTCATCTCATTTGATGTGGAGAGCTGTGTCTCCATGTTGTTGTTATCAAAATTTTGTGCAAGTCACTTTCGTTCCCAAGTGACGACTTCTATCACAGAGGGAGAACTGAGGCAGACCTAGATAGTTATACCCCATCTTGGTCTAAGTAAGGCTAAATAACCCAGGGTCTACGTACACGAGCAGTATCTTTCCAATTTTTATCCTCAGCAATTTTTGCCTTGGAAAGCCAGTTCAACGCATACGGTGTCAATAGTTTAAAGTCATTTCGGACGAGGCACGGCCTAACGGCGCGCCCCGTAAAGAACTCCTTGCTTCGTTACCTCGTCAAGGAGAACGTTCCAGTCCGTAATGACTGGTTTATACCCAGCTTCTTCCGAAGCTCGAATAATCTTCTGACCTTCCTCGTCCCGCACCTCGGGTTGGTGGAGGGAAAGTTCACGAAGAGCATTCTCTACGTTGGTACGCCAAATCTCTTCGTAACCTTCTTTCTTCGACCAATATGGCATCTCCATCACGGATTCCAGCCGCAAAGGGGCCACATACCTGTGGGTACGCTTGGAAAGGTGAAAACTTCTTTTAAGAAATTCAACACCCTCCAAGCCACGAAACGCCGCGACCTGCCCCTCCTTAAGCTCAGAGGTGTAAATCAAGCCGAAAAGTTTCATCAGTCCTTCTAACGTATGTTGATTAAACATTTCTGCAGCAGCTTTGGAAACTGCCACCACATTGTCATCGCCATACACAACCAGGCAGACATTCAACATAAACGTTCGAAGCGAACTCAAATTATCATCATTTGCTTTCACCCAACACATTCTCATCACAGTGCTCACGAAGAGACAATTTGTTATGGTCGTAAAAGGGTGACCAGAAGGCAGGCTTTGCCGCCATTCGTAGATATCGTTTCCCACGATGTGAAAAGAATTGAAGACTTCTTTCCACAAAAGTCGCCTGATACCATCATGCTCTCTGTCACCAAAACATTCTATAATAGCTTCACCAATAGCCTCAAGGATCTGGGCCTTCTGAGAAGCGTCAAACTGCTTAAAATCACCAGCAAAGATTCTCTCTTCACCGAAACTCTTCAGCTTCCTAGCCAACATATCCCATTCCACAGAGTACACATTAATACCAACAGCGTGCTCTGTGACAATGCGTGATTCCATAAACTTCACTGCAAAGTCTTTGAAATACATATTGAAAAGGATTTGGTAAACAACTGGACACGGACAAAACAATCGCGTGTTCCCACTTTCAACCTTTTCTATCTTTAGCAATTCATCTTTCAGAGAATCACTGAAGTAGTAGCGCGGACGAACTCCATTCTTCAACATCTCATGATCTGCAATAATCTGTTCCTGAAGCTGGGGCCAATCTGGACCAGAAAAATCAATCTCCATACCCTTGCCAAAAAACCTTTCTTTCCCTTTGTAACCAGGGCGCGGAGCCATGTTCCACGGATAACCAGGTGATGTATTTCTGTTCACCCCATCCATGAATTCAAGACCAGGAACCCCAAGAACAGCTTGTTCAAGGGAAATAGCGACCGGTTTGATCTTGAAAGGCGTTGCATCTGTATTCGCAACTATTGCAGCTCTCGTACAGGCAACAACAAGTCGTTGTTCAAGTTTCACTACTGGCTTGTTATATCGCGCTAATGCTATGTCCATAGGGTAGACTTTCACGTCACTCCCAGGAGGGTAAAATCCCTTTAAACGAGCGGGGGCTTTCAATGCCGGGCCGTACGCACCATAGAGCGGACTTTTTAGGATGTTGGAAACACCCGAAGTGCCAATAGGTCGGCTTATCTTGCCACAGTGAACCATACTCAAAATTTCGCTCGTGGCCATTTGCGCCACCGCGACAGGCGCATAATTCTCAGGTTTTGGGAAAAGGTAGCACATCCCATGTGACTTCGAACCTGCAACATGAAAACCAATAAACTTTTTCGAACGGGTCGACGGGTCCACCAAGAAAATGGGCAAACCACAGTGGCCCACCTTGGTGTCAACTGCGTAAGTCATCGCAACTGGCAATCTGTAATTTTTACCCACAGGATCAGAATATTCAAACCTCTGAACCACTCGGTATTCAGCAAAGTGCTTTTCCAGCTCACCACGTTCCGTGGATCTGAGCATCATAATAGTACCTCTGCTACGATTGTCCAGCAGACTCACATCTCCCATAAGCGGCGTAATGTCGCTATGAGGACGTGCCATCGGGATGGGCCCAAACGCCCAGTCCTCACCCCGCTCTTGGAAAGCAAGCAGGATTTTTACTGGCACATTGATCACACCACCCTTATTTCCGGTAAGCTCTAAGACAACGTCGTCATAACCACGCGTTCTCCACGTGTTGATGTAATGCAAACATACGTTGAAGATATTGCCTTGGGTGAAAAACCCATAACCAATCACTCCTGGATCGTCCTTATAACTAATCGAGTAGTAATTGTTGTACCAGATCTTGTTTGCAACATCTGGCAACGTTGGGTCAAACATTTGAGGCTCATATGAGGCAGCCTTATCCCCAAAGAAATTCTTATAAGCTTCCTCTGAGGTCTTGAGATCACGGAGATCTTTGGGGATGCCAGCGGCATTTCCACCGCATATGCATTGACCATTTTTCTCCTGTCTTTTCTTGAAGGCGCTCCATTCATAGAGATCAGAGTCACCATAGTGTAGCCACATCACGACCTTCTTCACTACCACCAATACGATCGAAATAGAAATGGATGCTGCAACACCATTGCACGCAACAAGTGCAACATAGAATCCTACTGGGTGGCTGCATAGAGCTGACCACCCTTCTGAAATCTTGTTTGCAATGTCAGAGAGAATTTCACTAACCTTTGACATCTTGAATTTTAGACGCGATACAAGGTGTTTGATCTTTGAGGAACTCTCTGTACTCTTGGCTTTGCTTTTCCCGATAATCTCAGACATTGTTATCCACTTGTCTGAAAACTCCAAAAAGCTATGCCACAATTCGGCCTGATATTCACCAGGAATTAAACCTTGAAGCTCGGC